AGCGCCGATATTGGGAATGGTGATAACGGTGTTTCCAGCCGTATTGCGGAAGAAGTAGACTCGCCCCCCTCCCGCCGTTCCCCCTTCGAGGCAGAATCCACTCAAGGTGGTCGTACTTCCGGAGATCGCAGCGCGGAAGTCGGATACGACATGGGACCCGATACTTGCTCCGTGGCCTCTCCAGTTGATGGGACCTCGGAGTTCCTGGAATGTGCCGCTTGCGTCGGTCGCGTTGTACGTCCCTCGCCCACCGGTCAGGAAGAGGCCCGCCCCAGCGAGACTCCCGTCGATCACCACCGTGTCGCTAAAGTGGTCTCCGGGCTGGAAGACGAAGGTGGAAGGTCCGATGTTGACGCCACTAGCGTTCGTCGAATTGACGGTGACTTGTCCTGGGGTGCCGATGTCCGTGACGATCCGGCCCTGGCATCCGGTGCGAGACTGGTCTCCTAGTAGCACGTAGTCCCCGACCTTGACCGCTCCGGGAAGGTTGGCCGATGTGATGATGAGCGAGGTGTTGCTCCAGGAGCAGGCCGCAATCGCAATCGGCTTCAAGTGCGCCAGGGCATCGTGCTGGACGGCGGGATTCAGACTCCACGCTACATCCGTCCCGTCACTCGTGAGAACCGTATTGGCCGCTCCGATCACGAGTTCATCCCACTTGGGAGTGGAGTTCCCGTAGATGAGAGACCCGCGAGTCACCGCCTGGGCCACGGTGTCCGTGTGGTTCGCTGCATCAAGAAGCGCGTTCGTCACGGACGGAAGGGCTGCAAAGGCGGGCTGCACTCCCGCGCCACCGGACCTCAGAAACTCGCCCGCATTTCCGAGCGAGGCCGGAAGGAGTAGCAGCCCGCCATAGTTGGGGGCGACCACCGTTCGGGTAGTTCCCGTGGAGATGGCCGAAACATCCCACGCCTGTACCTTCGTGGGGTCGTCCCCGTCTGTGATGTGCCAGCGGGATCCGAACATCCTCCCTAGAGCGTCAATACGGGCGAGCGCGATGGTGCCCCAGCCCACGCCGAGCGTGATGCCCTCGGTCCCGGGGCCCATCTGGATCAGCCCGCCCGCAGCACATGCGGCCTTGGCAGCGGCTAGTCCCGCGGCGTCCCCGTCTTCTAGGGTCGAGCCGAAGGTCCCCGTAGCGTGGTGGTAGATGGCTCCTGAGCCGGACACCTAGAAGGGCCTCCAGACTGGCTTCTCTCGTTCGATCCACATGCTCGTCCCGGGGGCCGGAATCTCCATCGGCATCCAGGGCAGCATGAGAATCGGAGAGGTATCCGCGGGGGCCGGCGTTTCCCGCTCAGACCATGCGGGGAGTTGAGACACGCGCTCAGTCGCCGCGGGGGCCTGTGCCACCCGTTCGATCCAAGTGATGGGCACTAGGGCACCGTCCGTTCGATCCAGGAGGTGGAAACCGCATGGCTCGGGGTTCCGTAGTCGAGCTGGATCACGTCCAAGACCTTCTGGAAGGAGCCTCCGTCTGGAGAGTATCCAGTACCGAGTCGGTCTCTACCGGGCCACTCGAAGGTGATGAACTTGGTTCCGAAGCCCTGGGTGGGAGCCGTGCTTCCAGAGAAGCCGTTGATCTCGGCCAGATAGACTCGGTCCCGTTCGTCCAGGTTCGAGACAGATCCAACAGAGTCGTAGTAGTCCCGCACGGGGAGCACGTTGGTGGCACCGGTTGCGGGCCAGGTGAATACCACGTTCCCGTCTTCGTCCGTCACACCATCGAGGACCGCTCCATCCACGTCCGAGGTCATATAGACGGGGATGCCGGACACGGAGTTCCCGGTCGGATCCACCACCTTCACATCATAGGATCGGAAGTCTGCGACACCGTCCTGGGGCAACACAATCCCACCGGAAAAGGCGATTCTCGGCACGCCAGGGGTGTCGCTCCATCGAATGTTGTTCAGGGTCCAGAATGGGGTTTGGGTGCTGCATCGTAGGTCCGCTACCGTTGGGGCCCCCGACAGTTGAATGTCCCCAAGGACTACGTTGGAGGCCGCGGAAGATAAAAACGAGCCTGGGGCCGTACAAGCCAGGATATTCCCACCTCCCGAAGTCACAAACGAAGCGGTGATGATGTTCCCGGTGCCTGCACTTACCAGGGAGTTGTTCCACAGTTCGAGTGCCGTTCCCGTGGAATTGCCCAGCACGAAGGAGGAGCCAGCTTGCAGTATGCACCCGGCCACCGTCATCGAGAGGCCCGTACCGTTCAGGAACTGAATCTGGACTGTCGAGTCGATGGCGGTGCCGTAGAGATTCACCGTGCCCCGGAAGATGAGGTTTGCGCTCATGTGGATGGAGCCGCCGTTTTTCCCGGACATCCGTTCCCCGGTCCCGATCTTGGTTCCCATGGTGAACGATGTGGTGGTGGCATTCGCGGTCGTGAAAGCGAGCCTTGACCCGATGACGAAGAGGTCAGCGTCGGTAGCATCCACGAACGAAGTGGCTGCCGTGTTGCCTGCGGTGGGGTGCCCGATCGTGACCAAGACCGCGGGAAGGTACTGACGATTCGTGGCGCTATAGGTCGCCCCAGCCGCAGACTGAAGGCGTGGGAAATCTACTGGGAAAGTCGTGTTGCACTCTAGCCACGTATGAGGCGAGCCTGCCGCATGTCCCCCAGTGGCGTCGGCATCATCGTAGCAGTAGATGGCCGTCCCCGCCCCGCCAGGCTGGAACCATCCCATCTACGGGAGACCCGCTGCCAAGGTCTTGATCTGGGCGATCACCGCGGCGCGTTCTGCCAGTTTCGCCGCTCTCTGGGGTCCGGTCAGCGTGTAGTAAGTCTCCCCCTCAATGTCCTCGCTGGGAATGGGAGAGACCGTGGTCGCCACAGCCGCCTGTGTGATCCGGACCGCCTTCATGGAGAGCTTCGAGATCGTTACCAGGTCTTCAACGAGCGCCAATCTACACTCTCCTCATCACATGCCAGCCGCAGACGAAGCGGGGTGCGCCGGTGGTGAAGGCGTAGGTCTTCTCCCGTACGAGTCCTGGGATGTCCTCCGGGACGGCGGGCTGCATCATCCCGAAGCAACCTCCCACCTTCAAGATTCTCCTGACCTCTTTCAGAATCTCGAACTCTGTCGGGAGCTTGTTCGGGATGCCGTAGAAGGCCTGGTTGAAAAGTTCGCTTACCGGAGGATCGCTCATGACCCACTCCACCGAGCCGTCCTCGAGCGGGGTGTGCCTGACATCGCAGCAGTGAGTGGGGTTCGTCTCGGGCCTAAGGTCCACGGTGATACCCCGTCTCACCGCGCCCCCGAAGAGATGCACCACTCGATCCGGGTCTGTGACTCCCAATCGCTCGAACGCCCAGGCCAGGAATCCGCCCGTGGGGTATCCGGTATCCTCGTCTCCGAGGAACTCGACTTCCAGGATCTCGTCCAGGACTACTCTCAATCGGTGAAGATCGCTATGGTGAAGGCGTCCGCCGCCGTGAGCGCGCCGATCGTGAGAACTCCCGTTGACGCCACATATGCGAACGTCACCGCCGTCCGAGGCGTGGCGGACGTGAAGACCGGATAGCCTACCGAGACCAGGGCCTTCCCTGCCGGTAGCGTGACGGTTTCCGTTGCGCCTGCTGCGGAAGCGCAAGTGACCAGGTACATTTTCCCATTCCCGAGGTGAGCAACTTTGCTAACGGTATTCGCCACCTAGTTAGTCTCCTTCACAGTGGCAGCTCTGCACCTTGGAGTGGCCGCAGGGCTTGTGCCACGGCATCTGGGGCATCGTGATTCCGGGCCGGAGCCGGTGCTGGCATAAGCCCGGATACGTGGCTCGGAGCATTTGTTCTTTGTCGGCTCGGATGAGATCCGAGGACCCGTCCGCTCTCGTGATCCTCAGGTCCCCGCCGTTATCGTTCCACTCCTTCATCCCTTCGTGAATCATCTGGGGTGCGGAGTCCTTGAAGATGCCTTTCAGCTCCTTCACGTACTTCACCCCTCGAGCCTTGATCTCCCACTGAGGGATCCGCTTCTCCGTGACGGTGCCGTCCGGGTTGACGGTTTGCTCGATCCGAGGTGGGAGATCGATCTTCTCGATCCCCTCCTTCTCGGGCTCTTTAGTTAGCAGTTTGCTCAACCGCCACCTTCTTTGGGCGTCCGCGCTTCGGCTTCGGAGGCTGCTTCAAGTGGTCGTAGAACGGGGCCAGGTCCTGCACCTCGGTCTGAATGACGAGATGCTTCCCCAGCTTTCCCGTTACCGGGTCTATTTCACGGGTATTCCCTGGGATCGAGGTTCGATCGGTCAGGATCTGCCAGCCATCCTGCAAGTAGTGAGTCGAGGACGTTGGCCTGCCTTGCTGCGAGATGCCGCAATAGACCACATGACATGGCGCTGAATCGACCGCCCCATTTTTCTCTATGATGACATTGACGGGGCCGATCCTCCCGTACTGAATGAGAATCGGACACCCGCCGCCAATCGATGCAAGACACCCCAGCCCCACTTCATCCCCGCCCTTACCACACGTCCTCACATGGGGCTGGGGGACCGCCATGAGTTCCGGAATCAGTTTCAGCGGGAATCCCGGGTAGCGTTGCCCAGAGATTGGGACAATCGTCTTCGAGTCGCTGTTGACCTTCATCCTTCCCGCAACTGGATGCTGGATGTAGGTGAAGCGGGCAGCCGGAGATGTGAACGGCGTCCGGTTGGGGTCAAACGCTGTCTGGCTCTTCGGCTGCCCCATAACGTACTCCCTTACGTGGTGGTCGTGACGATATGCACGCCGCCCGTGGTCTCGTGGAGCACCTTGCAGGCGTACATGGTAGAAGCCACGACACGGGTGGAGAGATCGGTCCTCTCCATCTCGATCTTCGGGCGGTTCTTCCGCACGAGGACGATCGACTTCTTGGAGAGGATCACATTGCGAAGCGTGGTCGATAGCAGCACGTTCTTCGTGAAGTTGAAGTTGACCCCGAACGCCATGCCGACATTGCCGGTCTTGGCGGACGAGTTGGACTCGCCACGCACGGACGCGGTGTAGAAGTCCGCGATCCCCATGATCGTGTCCCACATCTGGGGGTGATACCAGCCGTCCAGCTGGCCGAGCTGCACCTTGTCTCCGCCGTTCGTGAGGATCTTGGAGACCAGGGTGTGGAAGTTTCCTTCGGTGAACGCCCCGCCGTCCGTCTGGCTATTGGTCGTGAAGTTGACCGCCTGGGCCAGAATATCGATGTCGATCTGCTGGTAGAGGGCCTCGGCCAGTGCAGGTGTGTAGGTCCGCACCGTGTCATAGGCTGTGGTGAGAAGAACGTCTTCGAGGAGAATCATGGCCGCGTAGGTCACGGTCGGGGTGACTTCCACCTCGGTCGGCGTGCCAGCTACGGAGTTGGCGATCGCCACGGACATCGCAGCGCCTAGAGCGGTCGCGGGAATGGCCTCCACGATCGGGAAGTTGACCTTGAAGCCAGGGCCGAAGTAGGTCTCTCCGGTATCCCAGATCGACTTCGTAACGCCACGGGTGTTATTGACCGCATACTCGGGCTGTGCGGCCCAGAGTTCGGAGAGTAGCTTTGCCGCAGTGGTTTGAGTTGTTGGAGCGTGAGCCAACTAAATCTCCTCGTTACCCGGAGCTGACCTTCGTTCCATCGGAGAGTCCCCTGAATCCTGGGGCGAGCGATTCGAGCGCGGCCTGGAGTCTCATGGACTTCTGTTCGGGGCTCTCGCCATCTCGATCCGCAATGATGTCCTGGATCGATCCGAACTGGTTCATGACAGGCGGCGTGCTTGGGGCCATGCCTGACGGAATGACGATCGGTGCTCTCGGGTTTCGGTTGGGGTCCCCATATTGATAGGGCGACGGACGGTAGCCGCTGCCCGTTCCGTTCGTGCGGATTCCCATGTACCGGGCCGTGCGTTCCACCGCTTGCGCCGGGGAAACACTCTCAGGAGGCCCGTCGGGCCAGAGTTCCGCCATGGCACCGAAGAAGGCTTCGGGCTGAATCTGGCTCTGGCTTGGAACGGCTCTCATCACGGTCTGATAGTGGGAGTTCAGTTCCTGTCCGAGTCTCTGAGCCTGGGCCGACTTCCGATCCATGTCCTGCCTCTCCCGCCTCTCCTCCAAGAACATCCGTTTCATCTCTTGGAGTTCGTTATAGACGGGGCGGACGGCGGGATCGATCTCGTAGGTTGGCTCGGGCGGCATGTACTGCCGGGTCTGCCGAGACATAGCTTCTAGCTGTGCTTCTTTGAGTTCGAGGTCCCGGGTGCGCTTTCGATTCTCCTCGTACACTCGGCGGTTTTCTTCCTGGAGCCGCATCGAGCTTTCGAGTTCATCGGGAGACATCCCATACTGCTGGGCGGCGATCTCGAGCGCAACACGCGGGTCGATCTCTTGGGGCTGCTGGGGCTGCGGCGCTGGCGGCGCTTCCTGTTCCTGCGGGACTTCCGGGTCCATCGTTACCCCTTCTGTGATTCGGGACTCATGTGTGGCTTCAAGGGATCGAGCCAGTTGTCATCGTGAAGGTTGGTCTTCTGGAACGCTCCGAGCGGTGGCGCATCAACTTCCTTCGTGGCTAGCGACACGGCTACGAGCGGTGCTGGATCATTGGTGGAATCCAACTCATGGAAGCGGTCGGCGCTCGCGGTAGAAGCGGCATCGTTCGTGGGTGTCGGGAAGCTCTGGTACCCCAACCCTTGGACGAGCGGGCCCGTGTCGATGGGTAGATCCTTACCTGCCATGGTCCCTCCTACTTCTTCTTGATCGGGGTGCGGGTCTTGGCGGCTTCTACCTCGGGCTCGGGGTGGGTGGCTTCCCACACTTCATCGATCTTGTCCTGGAGCTCCGAGAACGCCTCAGCCGGGGTCACGAGACCATCGTAGATTTTCTTGTCCAGGGTCTGGACGTAGGTCTCGATCATCTTGAACTTCTTCACGTCCTCTTCGGTGGTGCCGGTCTTCCAGGGCATCAGACTCCCCCGATGTCGTGGGCGGACGGTCCTACCGGAACCTTCTGGGTGTTCGAGGTCTCGATCACGGCCTCGATCAAGGGGCGGCCTGGATTCTTGGAGTTTCGGATTTCCTCCGAGATCTTGGTCGAGTAGGGGCTCACGTTATTGAACATGGGGTGTTCGCACTGGCTACTGGCCTCGTTCATTTGCGGGCTCTTGTTATCCAATGGGCATCCCTCCTTCGGGCATGGGTTCCATAGCGGGCGGCGCGGGCTCAGGGGCACCAGAAGGCGGCCCGGATGCCGGAGCCATCTCCTGCTGAGTGCCGCGCCGCACCAGCATTTCCTTGATCCGTGCCGGAGGGAAGCCGATCGCCTCCAAGACATCTGGGAAGTAGGGGCTTTGCACCATCATCGGATTCGTGAGCACGGGGACGGCGTTCTGTCCGAGCAGCTTGTCCCGGAAGGCGGGCTGGGTGTTGACCTCGACCCGGACGTTTACTTTGGGGAGCTTCTTCACTTCGATCTGGATGGACTGCACTTCCGAGTTCGCCATGGTTACCGGGACTTCCTGAGCGTCCCCGTAGAACTGCTGCATCATCTGGCGAATGATGTTCCCGCCGTCACTCATGAACTGAGAGAGGCCCGAGGCGTGTCCCTTCATCCGATCGGAGAGCCGTGCGTTACTGATCTCGGCTTCCGTGGCGCTAACCGGCGGGGAGCCGCTCTGCCCCCCCAAGCTCACCGAGGAGAGTCCAGAGACCACGGTGAAGTGGTACTGGAGCGCACCCAGGACTCCGTTCCAGAGCTGCATGTCTGCAGAGGCTGGGTTGATGAAGCGAGCCTTCCCGCAGAGGTGGTCCGGGGTGGGGTGCTGCTGCTTCGGGCCGTTCCCCATGGCGGTGTAACTCTTGGCGCCGATCGGGTACTCGAATGGCCCGAACATCGCGAGCACGACACCATCGACCCCCATCGAGACGACGGTGTTCTCCGCGATCTGGAGTGACTTCAATAGACTCACATCGTTCGAGCCGTAGAAGTCTCCCGGTACTCGGTCGTGGTGGTAGACGAAGAAGGGATAGACCCCTTCCAGCTCGTATGGATTCTCTCCGTCATAGAGAAGGGTGGTGCCGGAGTAGACGATCAAGCGTCCGTAGGGATACTGGCGGCGAACGATCTTGTTGTGCTCGATCTTCGGGGGGATGGTGACTTGTTCCAGGGTTCCGGCGCAGGTGGGGCAGGGTTCTCCGAGATCGAGTCCCGGAGTCGCGTCCTCCTCGTAGACCGTGCCGCACGAAACGCATGAGAAGCCCGGGCCCGCGTCCTTCAACATGACACTCTGTAGGTCTTCGATCAGGGACTCGTCCCGCACCCAGATGAAGGAGACGGTGGCCTTGCGTGACTTCAAGGTGTTCTGGGAGTCGATCACGAACTCCCCAGCGGTGCCGAAGATGAGATTATCGTCCGTGTTGTCTGGCTTGTAGGTCCAGCCGCCCGTGACCTGTCTGCTATTGGGCTTTACCTCGTTCGCCTTGGAAGGCCACATCTCTCGGATCGTGCTCATGTCGAGTTCGGTCTCCCAGACCACGAATCGACAGTTGGGAGAGGTGATGGAGTCGGCAGAGGGATCTCGGTAGAACTCGTCCGATCGAATATTGTGCAGGGCCAATTTCATGGCGCCTGTAAGTGGGTCGGCCTTGGCGGAGACCATGGCGACTCCGACTCCCGAGGCAGAGCCCCAGAGGTAGGCGTCTTCTTTGACCTGCCGGAAGCGGAGCCGCGTCATCTCGTGTTCCAAGGCACTCTTCCAGAGGAGGCGATCGTAGTAGGTGCTCTGGTCGTCCAGGGGATCGCAGAAGAGTTCGGTGGGGGCCGAGCAGAGCATGGCGGCTTTGGTCTTCACGGTGGCATAGGTCCAGTTCACCACTCCCTTGAAGGCCCACTGGTCGATCTGTTTGGCCGCGCTTGTCTGGGGAGTGCCCCACTGTTCTTTCCCGAGGAGGAAGTTCCAGTTCTCCTTGAAGGACTTGACACGTTCCCCTGCGGCGGAGCGAGCGGTCTCGCAGAGAGCCTTTCCGTATCGGTATCCGGGGAGTTCTTGGTCTTGGGTCTTGATGGATTGTTCGGGGGCGATGGAGTTACCGGGGACGTCTAGGTAATCAGCCATGCCGCAACTGTGTACGACTGGCCCGGTATTATGTCAACTAGGAATCGGGGGTCGGATCTGGGCAATGATGGGACTGGCCCATTTTTTGTCGATGTGGATGCGTTGTAGGTAGTGGTAGTCGGAGCCGTACCCGTCGCTCACCCATTGGGGGGAGGCGAGTCGGGGGACCAAGAGGCACTGGCCCTGCTGGTTTCCGGGCATGATCTTCCCCGGGACCTTCCACATCGGGTCCCCACAGAGGAGGATGCGGAAGATCCAGCAGACCTCGGGGTCTTCCGAGATGGCCTGGTGGAAGGCTTCAATGGCTCCGGGGAGGGCGATATCGTCGTCGTCCAGGAACCAGAGGTGGGTGCCCTGGGCTCGGGCGATCATCTCGTCCCGGCACCAGTTCCCATCATCCTTGTGTGGCTTGGAATCGACCTGGATGAGGAGTTCGTCCCCGGGGAGGAGCTGGCTCAGGATGGAGTCGATCGATCGCTGGAGGGTGGGCCGTCCCAGGGTGGGGAGGATGACCGAAACGCTCACCTGGCTGGGTCTAGTTGGTGGGGATCGTGTTTCCCCATGAACCAGGGGGTTTTGACTCCTGGGCGGAAGGAGTGGAAGAGGTAGACCCCGGTGGCGACCCCTAGCTTTAACCCTTGGGCTTTGACGGCTTGGGAGAAGGTGATGTCGTGGTTCAAGTGGCCTGAAAAGCCTCCAGCCTTCTTCCAGGTCTCCTTCTTGAAGAGGAGGAAGTGTCCGAAGAGGAGGTCTCCGGCCCCCGGGTCTGTCTCGTAGCCTGACGGAACCACCTCGGCCCAGTGGGCCTGTTCTCTCTCTTCTGCGATCTCGATATGATCCAGTATGTTGTAGTTGTCGCTCAGCCTACCACCGGGCATGCAGTATCCGGGGTAACAGCGGTTCGTCATGCAGCTTATGAGGTCGAAGTCCGTGGTCTTCGTGATCTCCTCGACTTGGTGCTGCTGGCGCCAGGTAAGGAACATCGTATCGGCGTCCCGGACACAGACCCAAGAATCCTCGGGGACCATCTCCACGGAGCGGTTGATTCCTTCTCCGATATTGCCTTTCAGGAACGGGGTGAAGTGGTAGACCACTAGTTGAAGGCCAGGGTCTGGGTGGTCTGGGTCTGTCCGTAGCGGACCTTCAGCTTGTTGAAGTCGGGCCAGTCATAGACCGGCTCCTCGTAGTGGACCGCCAGGGCGATCCCGGAGGCCATGGTCAGGTCATCGTGGAAGCCGTCTGCGTGCTCGACTCTCACCTTCCCGCTCGGCATGACCTTCTTCATGACGTGGGACATCTCCTCGACCAATCCGTAGCTTGGGGTCCACTTGTTCTCTCGAAGGGTCCTCTGG